CCGTTGTTGCTAGAAGCTAAAATACCGCGCAAAGCATTTCGCGCTTGACGGGTATAAAAATTGCTTAAATAAAGCTCTTTAAAAATAGCCTTCTCTTCTTCTCCTAGAGACGGATCAGAGCCGCTAAAGCTTGTATAGAGAAGGTTATTAAGTAGTCCTAAATTAGTGGAAAACCACCCACTAATTTGAGTGAACGTGGTTGTTCCTGTTTCAGAACCAAATTCAACAGAGAAAACTTCGTGGGCCAAATCAGAATATACACTCATTAAAAATCTCCTAAAATTTTAATTGCTTTTTGATGGTCTGGATTCTTTGGGTCTAGCTTAATTGAATTGGTGGAAAGCGGCAATAGCTTGCCAGTGGCATTTAAATTGTAGCTTCGGAATTGTTTAGCCAGAGCTTTCTTTAATTGTGGTTTTTGAAGATATGGGCTAAGGCCAACACGCATGGCCAAAGCTTGCATTTCAGCATAATTCATTTCAGCCAAGCGTTCGTTAAAGACTTCAGTATCAGTTGTTTTAAATGGATTAACTTCTTGCACTCCAAGGATTTTCTCAAGTTTGAGAATTTTTTCCTTACGTTCTTTTCCGTTAATATGCTCAAGATTATTGAGTTCGTCTTTTAGGTTCATACATTATAATACAGTTAAACTTTGAAAAGTAAACAAAAAAGGGGTCGTCCTTTCGGACGACCCCGTAATTTCTGCTCGATTAGATTTCGATGCCGAATAGGGCGCGGTTGTCAAGAACCAAGCGACCTTCTTCAAGGGAACCGAAGTAACCAATCTTGTTTTGGCGGATGCTGTATTGGTCATCAGCAATGAGGCTGAACTCAGAACCGCTATCGCTGTCAATTGCAGTAGCGCGAATGAGAGACTCGCGGCTACGGTCAAGAGCAACAGCAATTTCAGTGCGGCTACCGCTAAACGAACCACCAACAGCAGTATAAATGTCATTATACTTTTGGTTAGCACCAAGCTCGTTGATAACCATCATAGAGATACCATAGAACTCAGGCAAGCCAGCGGCGTTGTAGAGAGCCATGCGCATTTCATCAGGAGCAGCGATGCCGTTGGAACGGTAGTCAGAGCCTCCTAGAGCAGCACCAGCAGCACCTTTGGTGTTGATTGGGTTATAGGCCATTGCGCGGACGCTGTTCTCAACTTCTGGAGAGATGATGAGGTCAGTGATGCCGCGAGCATTAGCAGCGCCTTCTGGAGTACCCTTAGAGAAGGAGGTGTTGATGCGGCGAGCGCGAGTGATGAGGTTATTAAGGTCTTGAAGCAAGAAGGTTCCAGCGGTTGTGGACTCGATAACGTGAGCCAAGCCATTTGTGGTGGCGTTCACAAGAGCGGTCATAAGAAGGTTGGCGCTGGTGCGCTCCTGCTTTAGAAGGATTTCTTGTGCCATGCGGGTGAAGGTTTTGCTAACTACGTCCATGCGGCTCTTGGCTGCATAGCGACGATCAAAGCTGAGAGCAGAGTCGAGAGTATAGGTAGCAATCTTCATTTCCGAAACAGTCGGAAGCACTTGGTTTTGTGGAAGACCACCAGCAGCGCTTTGGCTGTAAACAGTGATATAATCCTCGTCGGAAATATCATAGTAGAGGTCAAGCGGGATGGAAGGATTGTCATCAGCGTTGAACTGCAACTGAGTAAACAGGTTACTAAGGGTTGGAGCGTTGTTGATGACTTCGGCTAGAACGGGGCCAATGAACTCGGCAAGAGCTACTTGAGCTTCATAAGCAACCTGACGGTTGCGAGAAGCCATAGCCTTGATTAGTTCGACTTGTTCTGGAGTTCTTTTGAGAGAGATTTTCATATTAAATTGTTTCCTCCGTTGTTAAGATTACATGCGAAGACCGATCAGGACGAAATCGCCAGCGAATGCGTCTGTGGTATTTTGGGAAGTGCGGGTTCCAGTACCGAGAACGATACCGATTTTGCCTGCGTCACTATGCACGCAGCCAGTGATGTTACCTTGTGTAGCGGAGAGCTTGACGCCGCTGCCGACATAGAGGTTGTTGCCAGTGACAGTGCCACCGCCGAAAGCGTTCTTGCCAAGAGAGAAGATGCCGCGAGTTGCAACTGGAACAGATTGTCCAGGAAGCACGCACATAAGCTCTTCGGCCTTTTGGCGATAGTAAAGAAGTTTTTCACCGTTTTCGTCGAACTTAGCAGTTTGGCGAAGAGTGATGCCAAGGCAGTTTGTGGTGTCGCCAGAAGCGGCAGGGGTCACCTTGAGGTTGACGGAAGGGTAGCTGTTAGCGCCAACAAACGGATAGTCGGTTTTGCCGAGATAGCTGTTTGAAGCGTAAGAGACGGGATCGAGGTCGAAGTTGCCGCTGGCAACTTTAACGAACACACCTGCATCACCACTGCCAACGCCAGTTACATTGTCGTTGACGGCAGCATCTACAAGTGCATAAATATTGACAACATCGTTGTCATCATATTGACGGAATGGGAGTAGTCTGGTAGCCATATTGGGTAGTTAAATTAAGAAATTAAAATGTTTTCGCGAGAAAATGCAGAGGCAAATTTTTCCTTAAAGCTCTTATTTTCTTGTGAAGTTTCACCATTGTTATTGGGAATAGTTTCGCCAGAAGCCTTGGCTTTTTCAAGAGCTTCTTCTGCGAGTTCAGCTTCGGTTTTTGTGGAGGCTGTGGATTTATTGAGTTCAGTGAGGCGCTTCTCAACTTCGGCAGCGATCTTGGCCTCAGTTTCTTCGGCGATGCGAGCAAGAATCTCTTTGTTCTTGTGCTTGAGCACAACAGCGAGTTTTTCTTGATAAGCGGCGAAAGCTTCATCAGCAGCGCCAACTTCTTGAAGTTCAGAAGCGATAACTTTGCGATCTTCGTCTTCAAGAGCATAAACCTCATCAATGCTGGCCATGCGAACATTGAAACGAGCCAAAGCTTTTTCAGCTTCTTGAGTGGCTTCAATTTCTTGGAGCTTGACTTTTGTATCAGCAAGTTCTTTTTGAAGGGTTTCGACAGAAGCCAATAGTTCTTTGGCCTTGGTTTCGGAAGCTTCTTTCTCGGCCTTAGCAGCGCGATACTCATCGTCTTTTTGACGAATTGCATCGGCAAAAGTGCTAGTCATGCCAGCGATAGCTTCTTCCGAAAATTTCTTCTCTGTAAGAGAAGCTTTAAGTTCTGAAAGGAATGTTTCTAAATCCATAGATTTTTTAGTGTTTACATCTTTTATTTTGAATTGGGAAATATTTTCTGTATTTACAGCAAATACTTTTTTATCACGCGGGTCTTTGAATGAAACGTTTTCTTCTGGAAGACTGCCATTATCTAGCAATAAGCCTTTGACATTAGCAGCAGGATTTGAAGTAAATCCAATGCCCAAAGGATAAACATTTCCTTTGACTAAGCGATAAATTTTAGAACCGTCTTTGGTTTTGCCACTGCCACCATAAGCGCGAAGATTTCCCTTTAGCTCCTCGATATGTCTTGGGTTAGAGATGATTTCTGCTTCTTTTAGATTCGTGCTGCCCACAGCCAATACATATTCATTAAAACCAAGCTCCCAACTTGCGGAAACCGTATTAAATAAATTGCTTCCTTCGTTTGTGGACTGATGAATCAAATCAGTGAATTTAGGGTCAACAAGCTTGTAAATGACCGCACCAAGAGCCAAATTAACTAATCCATTCGTGCCAGCTACTTCTTGATTAGTCATGGGGATATTGTCGCCCCAAGAATTAAATCCAGCCGAAACAATGTGGCCAACAATTTGTTTTTTATTGTGTTCAATGTTTGTTGGCTTATGAATAAAATAAGGGGCAATTTGAACAGCGGTTTCAGAATCAATACCATCGTCATTACGATTAAATTGATTAACAACAGCAGCATCAAATGCTACTCCCATTAAATCAATATTTTTACCCAAATCAATATTTTGGCTAGGCAAAAGATTTTTTAAATTTTCCAAGGAGGCTGTTGAAATAAAAGAATTTTCGCCAATTTTACACTGACGAATAGGAATGTCGAAGTGGGCTTGATATTTAAAATTCATTTTATAAATCTACAGTGTTTCTCCAAGCTTCTTTGGTTTCTTTTAATTCATCTTCTCTCGTTTCGTTTTTTTCGTGCATTTCCCATTTACGAAGCTGTTCCACAGTAATGATCTGAACAGAATTAAATGGGGTTTTAGATTTTTCGCGATATTGCATTTTTTTCTGCTTTTTTGCAGCGGATTCGGACTTTTGCAACTCTTCATCATCTTCCTCTTTGTCCTCCTCCTCTTCTTCTTCTTCTTCTTCTTCTTCTTCTTCTTCTTCTTCTTCTTCAACGTCTTCTTTTTCAACGTCTTCGAGATCATCTTCGGCCATGATCTTTTCTTTCATTCTTTCAAATGTAACAGCGCAAGACATGGCAGCTTCCTTGTCTGTTTTACCAGAGCTTTCAGAAATGCATTTGGCCATGAATTTCTGATAGGAAGCTTTTTCCTTATCGCTCATCTTTTTTTCAGCAATAGAGATTTCGATTGTTGAACCGTTGATGGTAACGGTTTTTTCGAGAGGAATGGGAACTTCGTTAGGACTCATGGATGCGGCTATGGTGTAGAATGGCTGCTGAATAAAAATCTAATTTGTAACTTGCGGCAATCTCAGAAACTTCATCAAGAAGTCCCAACGACTCTATTGCATTAAAATCTTTTACACATTCCAAGGCTTTATTTTCCCAATCATTTTTTTCATGAGCGCAAATTACTTTTTGGCAAAGCTCTTCAATGGCATTGATTTGCTGCTTGGAGAGTTTTTTGACACCCATGTTTTCTTTAGCTTTGGCTTTAATATTGCTTTCAAAAGCCTCAATTTGATAAACCAGTTCTTGAATATTTTTGCGAGAAAAATTTGCCTCTGTGATGGCTCCTTGTGGACGACCAGCAGATTTAGGAGTCTGATTGGTTTCTCCATCAGCGCTAGGAATCACTGGAACGCCGCCGACGAGCGGATTGTAATAGCCTTTTTCACGATCATCAACAAAAGTCTGTTGGGCAGGAGCAATCTCTTCGGCTTGTGGAAATCTACCAGTGTTAAACACTGTAAGACCTTGTTGTGGAGTAATAACTCCAAGTTCCATGAGGCGTGTGGTGACGCGAAGAAGCTGAGTATTGTCTTTAAAGTCAATTTCTTTAAAACGCGCTTCGGGATAAGAGCGGAAACCAAGAGCTTTTGCAATTCTCTTGATTTCTGGTTGCAGAAATTCATTTAAAAACGCTTGTCTGCTTTCCTTCAATCGGTCAACAAACATATCAATTTTGGTAGCAATATTGCCATACTTATCATCTCCAAAGAAGATGTTTTGCAAGCCTTGTTCAATATCTTTGTTTAGTGTTTCATACTTGGCTGGCCCAAGAACTTTATTAAGGTCTGGAATAACGAACTCAGCTTTTGTTGTATAGTCTGAGATGAGCACTCTTCCAACGGATTCGTTTCGGAAGAGGTCTTGCATCGCTTTGAGGTTGTGATGGTTGATTCCTCCTTTGTCGGGAGGTGCGCCCATTGTGATAAGTAGTATGACATTCTCAACGGTTCGCGTAATTGCTTGATCCATTTTCTTGAGTTCAAGCTTGGCATTGATGTCTTGAAGAACAGGAAAACCAAAAGGAATAGCGAAAGGTTCATAATCTTGTTTTTTATAGAATGAGAAATGTAGTTTTTCTGGGTTTATTTTAATTTTTAATCCATTTTTGGCAAAACCTCCCTTGTTAATATTTTTGCGATCTTCCTCGGAAAAAGAATTTAGCAATTCCATGTCTTCTTCGCTTTGTGGATGGCGTAATCTTTCCAAGTCATATTCGGAAAGCACTTTTTCATAACTTGTTGCGTTAAAAGTGGTTACTCGCTTGGCAACAATATCAAACGGGTTTAAAAGAATATACTTGAGCGGGATTTTATTTTCCACAACTCCGCCCTCGGCGGCATACATTGTGGAAAGCTTTTTAAAATCTTCCAAGTCAAATTTACCATCAAGTCTGTAAATAAAAATATTACCGCTGCGATAGTATTCGCGGAAAAACTGATCTTTTAAATCCCACACGCGGATTTTGCGCATCCAGCGGTAAAAGAAGTCTCTAGATTTTTCAGTGCCGCCCTCAAAAAAGATTTCGCCATTCGAGAACTCCGACATTAAATCAATAGCATTACGGAAAATAGGAACATTAGCATAAGCTTTCTGGCAAAGCTCAATTGCTTCACGAATATAAACACCATCGTTGGAAAAACTGTATGGCAACATGCCAGCGCGAATGCTGCTGTAGCGATCAAAAACTGGAGCGAGCGCAGCGCGATTAACTCTGGAAGAAGTTGCCTCTGTTCGGGTCAAACCCTCTCTTGAAGCCTTGGCAAATTGAATGGTTGAAGCATCCGATGTGTAAAAAGGTTCTCCAGCCAAAACAGGATCAATGTTCGCATTAATTGTTGATTGAAAGTTTGGAATGGACTTTTGATCAAACTTTTTCCAATATTCGGATTTCTTATTATAGGGGCGTCGAGACATTAATTTATATTACACGCAATTCTTCAAAATCCTACTTTGAAAGTTACTTTAAACAAAAAACGGAACAAATGTTGCTTCTGTATCGTCAGCTTGGAAATTCATCATGTCAAAATAAGTCTGAACCATCCAATTGCCCAAAACCAATGCAGAATAAGAGTCGCGACGAGCTTTATCTGCGCCGTTTTGTCTTTTTAGATTTTGCGGCAAGTCAAAGGATTGAGTACCTTGAGATGTTGTGGATACTTGAATGAGCGCGCATTGAGCTTTCGTGAGATCAATCATATCTTTTTGATGCTCAATGAAATCAATCATTTTGGCCGCTGCGTTCTTCTCGTCTGCATCTGCCACTCTCAAAAATTTGATTTGATCAATGGGAATGCTTTTGCCTCTTTGACGTTGATAATCGTCATTGATTGCGCTACCAGCAAACCATATCTTTTTATGGTCGAAAGAAGATTGCAGCAATTCGTTTGCAAATCGAATCCATTGTGAAGTAGGGCGGCGAAGGTGACAGATTTTTTTAGCCGTTATATTGTATTGATTCCTAGCTTCCTTTAAGGAACCATTATAGTTTTGCACATCATCAAAATCAGCATCAAAACAATCAATCTTTAAATTATTGGTTTTGAACAAGTCGCTCTCATTGCAAGCATTTAAAAATTGAACGCCGCCATTATAGTCACCAACTATGCAAACAATATTGAAGTTAGTCAAGAGATAATAAAAATAAAAAATATGATCTTTGAGTCTTGTGCCTGAAATCGCATAACTATGAACAACTGTTCCCGTGCGTTTTTCTTTATTCAATTTGATCACATGCATACCAAAGTCGTCAGAGCTTTCGCTTTCCGACCAAGAAGGGTCAAAAGATAAAATATATTCATCATTTGGTTCTCCAGCAACTTCCACACACTGTCCTTGACCATCTTCAATTGTGCAAGCTGCCATTTTACTCACTTTAAAGTATCCGCTTGAATCATCAGTGAATATGGAACCAAACTCTCGATCAAACTGAGACTGGCTCATGGTTGATTTTGCTTGCTGAATCAAAGATTGGTCATACAATTGTGTTGGGGCGCAATCGTAACTTAAATGCATGATGACTCGGTGCGCAACGTCGCTTTTCTCAGGATTGAGAATTAAGTGTTCATATTGCTGATATAATTTATATAAATACTCGAATTTATAAGAAGCAGAAGAGAGTCCAATGATTTTATTATTTGGCCATTGAGTTCTTTCATCTTCAGTCATCTTTCCCGCTTCAATCATTTGCGTTTCCAAGTTATAGATTTCTTGGCGCTCTGTGGGATTTTCCACGACAGAAAGGAACGGCACAATAACTTCATTATAGATTCTTTCGGGCATGAGCAAAAACTCATCAATAATCATTCTTTGGAAGCGAAAGCCGCGAAGCTTTTCGCCATCGCCAAGAGGCAGCGCAGTGATTTTGCTTCTGCCGATTTCCATAACCCATTGATCGTTGGTTTTAGAAACTCTTGTAACTGCCTCTGCAAACATAGAGGCTTTTGGCGTTTTCATAATGTCTTCAATTTTATTGAAGATCATGCGGCTTTGACGAAAGCTTTTGGAAATGATGCCAATATGCACTCCTTGGTGCAGAACAGCGTCTAAAGCAGCAAACAAGCCAGTTGTGAAGCTTTTACTCTGACCACGGCTCCACACGCCCAAAAAGTAATCTGTAAGCATCATGGCTTTGATTGCCATGTGCTGAAACGGAAAGAGTTTAATGCCTGTTAGCAATTCACAAGTAAAAGAAGGGTTCTCTTTTAAGAATTTATATAAAAGAATTTTGGCCTCTCTTTCTTCCAAGAAATCTTTGGAATCAAGAATCTCTTGATTAATATTCAAAAAGTGTTTGCGCCTTTTTTGATTTCCTTCAATCCAAGCCATTTAATAATCCTCCGTTAATATAAAATTGCAAGTCCACGTTCCAAAGTTTTTTACCATGAACCAGAAGCAATGGAATCAGTTTTTCACTATTTTTTCTGTTGCTAGTCATGATGAATTGACAGCAATCTCTAAATTCTATTTGCAAAGCTCTCATATTATGGTAGATGTAAGCAAGATTGCTTTTATGAGAGTTTTTGCCATTATTTTTTTCGATTTGTTGAAAATCGCTTTCAACCACCACAAAGATGTAAGATTCCTGCTCACGCGCACGCGAGAGTTCTCGCTTGAATCTTTCCAAATTCTCTTCGCTAAGGGTAGATTTAAAATCCGATTCTGATTTCCTATCCACAAAAGTATAATTAAAATACTTTGGCTCAACACCATAATCGCCCAAATCCAGCTTCATCACTTCTTGATTGGGAAAAGAAAGCGGTTGCTGCTCTCGCGTATCAATAAAAATTTTTGGATTTGGATTGGCCAAACATTCCTTGGGAAACTTGCCGCTAAACATTAATTTTGAGCCGCAGCTTTCTGCTGCTGCGGAGTAGCTGCCAAAAAACTTTTTAAAAACCGAAATTTTTGGCGCACCATAACTGTTCAATATAACTTCACACGGAGCTAAACCCTCTTTTGATTTGGAGCATAGCATGTCTAATAAGATCATGCAAGTTCCCAAATCTTTTGGATACTGTTTATTAAAAAACTCATCCTGATTCTCACTATTGAGAAAGTAAGTTTGAAAATACTGCTCTTTGTTTTTAAAAGGCAGCAAATCTCCAGTGAGCAAGTCTTTGCGCCTAAAATGCTTTACATAATAATCATGCAAGAACATATCATGCTTTTTAATGTGAGCATGAAGACTGCGTTCGCTATCGAACTCTTGTTGACATTCTAAACAATTAAATGACATCTTCTTTACTAATTCCCAGGACACGCGCTTTCCACTCTCCCATGCTTTCTAAGCGGTTTGCTTCTTCGCTCACCATCTTCTTTTGCATCTCTGCGATTTTCACCATGTTCTTGCGCTCTTCTTCGTCTTGAAATAATTGAACCAAGGAAATAATTGATGCGTTTTCCTTGTATTTATTTTTCATTCTTTCGGCGCGATCACCTTGCAGCTTTTTTGTCAAGTTTTCAATGCGCCCTTCGCATTGGTGATATTCGCTAGACTTAGCCTTGATGATTTCGGCCAAACGAACAGTCATATCTTCTTGATCATTGATCTCATCAAACTGTTCATTAAGTTTGTTTAAATGTTTGCCGATGACTTCCAAGTTGATGATTTCTTTGCAAACATTCATGTAAAGATTTAATTCGTCAGAAGAGAGGTCTGGCTTGTCCCAAGTCAAACGAATAAACTCTTCTTCAAAAAGAACACGGTCTTTTTGAGATAGATAATTATTCATGATGGTCACGAAGCGAGAATTAGATAAATTAACAGCTAGTTTATCAATACAGATTTTGTATTGGCGCGAAAGTTTTGTTTCGTCCAAAGTCAAGCCTGTTGCGTCATTAACTTTCTTTAAAACGCGGCTAAAAGCTTTGGGTGGGATATATTCAGTGAGAAGCGCAGACTCGGCATTGCCAACCAAGTCTGGATTCACAGAGCGCACATAATCCAATACCGCTCTTTGCTCCATGCCAAGCTTTTTAACTTCTCGATCTTGGAAAATTAGCTCAGCGATGCGAAACGTGGATGTTCCAGCTTGGGTTTGCAAAAGAGCAAATTCTTTTTGGGCATCAGTTAATTCAATGCTTTCGTTTTTTTCTTTCTTTGTAGTTGTGAAAGAGTAATTATTATCAATTAAAAATTGCCTGACTAAACGACCCTCCTTCTTTCTGCCGTCAAGAGACTGATCATTGAAGCATCGTTTTGTTAACTCATTTAAATCAGTAATGGTTAAGTAATTTTGGCGGATAAAATCTTTTTGCTCTTCTGTGAGGGCGTTCATAGAATATCTTTATTTTTTAAGATTTCAATAGCTTTATCTCTAAAAAGCTTTTTGAGATTTTTGATTTGTTTGTAACCGATTTTACGGTTTTTTTCGCTGCTGCGGTAGCCTAAGAATTTGGCAACATCCTCATCTGTTTTCTTCTCAAAGAAAAGCATTTCATAAGCGCGAAAATAGTTTTCAGACAAGACCTTTTTCATTTCTTTATTAAGCAGGTCAATGGACTGAGAAAAATCCACTTGATCCCATGAGATTTCTTCAACCTCTCTTGAGTGGTTCTCTAATTCCAAAGGGAGCTTGATGTTGTAACCGTGCTTCTTGCTTTTTTCCCAAATAGCGTATTTCTCGCAGGACGAGTCTTGATTGCCGCTGATATTTAACGCACAAAATTCATCGCCCAAATTGTATGGGCAGTTCATGCACGGCTTCACATAGTTTGTGTAATTATTGCGAATCAGATTGCGAATCTGATTAGTGATGATTCTGGACAGCCAAGGTTCGAGAGCTTTAGACTGATCCCACATGTGCCATTTTTTAAAAACATGCAATTTAATAATCTGTTCAACGTCTTCAAAAGACATCCATTTTAATACGTTAAGCTGCCATTTGTTTCGGCGCTTTCGTATTTCAACTTCAATGATGGGTAGTTTTTCCTCGAAAAGAATTTTTTTACGTCTTGGCATGTTTGTCTTTTAGTTGGTCTAAAGACATTGGACGATTTCTTCGAGAGAATGTTTTTGGTTGCCCAAAAAGCTCACCTAATTGATAGCTTCTATTGCCAGATTCTTCTTCAATATCATAAGCCAAAGATTGCAAGGATGGGACTTCATTCGAGCTTGAAAATTCTTCCGAACCTTCTTCTTCAAAATCTTGCTCCTCTCTTTGGCGAGAGGCAACCTTTTTAGATGCGGAGGCATTTAATGGGTTACCGCATTTTCCGCAAAAATTTGGCGGAGAAACTGTGTAAGTCATTTTATTGCCACAGTTAGTACAGAATGAAAAAGCCATGTTATTTAGATTTAAGTTCTTTTTTGATTTCGTCAGTGTCTCGCTTTATATATTCAAGCTTAGTATTGATCAATTCAACTATTGATTGAACTTTTTGATCAAGCATTTTATTTTTCGATTCAACTTCGAGCACTTTCTCATCAAGAACTTTTAAATCCACAACGGACGCATAATTACTATTAAGCCACAGAACTAGAACGCCGACCACTACTAAAATAGTGCTTTTAATGGCCTCAAACCAATCAAGGCTAATTTTAGATAGTGGAGCTTTCTCTGGCATAATTTAAATTACACTTTTTTATCCATGCTTTCAATCTTTTCAATGATAAATTTAAGAATTTCGCTGCGGAAGATGTCTGACTTGTCAAATTTAAAAACGTGAATTCCTTGGGCGCGACTTTCTTCGTTATCGAAACATTCTAAAAATTGAGAAAATCCACTATTGCGAATATCACTCTGCATTAAATCTCCCGAAAAGAACATTCTAGAGTTTTCGCCGATTCTAGTAATTAGAGTGGTTAATTCTTTTTTTGAGAAATTTTGACACTCATCACAAGCAATAATTTTGTTTTGCCAGCTTGAACCTCGAACGAAATTTACAGGCAGGGCGCTAATGACGCCATCTTTGCGCAAAGAAACCATTGTTGGCGCAGTAATGATTTCGTCCATCTTATCCTCCAAAGGAAGCAAGAAAGGGAGAAACTTCTCATCCACTGTGCCTGGCAAACTGCCCAAACCTTTGTCGCCGCTCTCAGCAATGCTGCGCACATAGATCAACTCAAGCTCTTTATTTGTCGCTAAAAGATTGAGAGCGGAATAAACGCTCATGTAAGTCTTTGCTGTTCCTGCTGGCCCCGCAATAAACACTATTTTTGTTTCGGGGTTTAAACAAATATCTAGTAACTGCTTTTGTTTTTCGGAAAATTTAAATTTGCGCTGTTTGAACTCGATTTTTCGTTCCATCGAGCCAATCTCAATGGAACCCTCTGAAGACTTTTTGGATTTTGCCATTCAGATTATATTACACTCTAATAAATGTTTTCTCTAATAGTTACTGAGCCATTTAAAGAATTTCCCTGCTGCTGAGTAAGAGATTGGCTGGTGATTTTGCCGCTCACATCAATCGAGAAAACATAGTCTTGTCTAGGATTAAAAGAAGTTCCAGTGATAAAATATCGGAACGGCGAAAATCTAAAGCTCACAAGAGAACCGTCGCCGCTGCCATTAAAATCAATAATCTCGCCCACGTTCTCTCCCTCAATTGTGACTGTCCGCTCAACGCTGTTTAGCAATACTCTCTCTGGTGTTTTATAACCAATGGTGTAAACTGGCGTGCGGCCACAAGATGCGCTGATTTGAACACTTTTCTTGCTTTGGGGCAGCGGTTCCAAGCTGCCAGTGATGCCCACTGCCAAAGCGTGCAAGGAATCAAAGTAAGCTCCTGTGCCATTTTGCTGCAAAAGGCTTGGCGCGTCAGCCATGCCAGTAAATTTTGAACCCTCAATAGAGTCAACATCATAACTATTAAAATCAGCACTAAAAACAACTGGCTGGTAGGGAGTAATCTGAATCGAATAAGAATTCAAATGACAATCTTTAAACAAGAAATTGCCCACTCTAATCTGGTGTCCAGTTTCAAACTCGCCCGTGAGCGCCAATACTCCTGTTTGAGAAATCTTGCGAGAATTAGCATTCTCACCAATGAGAGGAAACCAAGAAAAAGAAAGTTTCGCGGCTAATGGGGCCGTTGGCGAAAAATCGTTGCTGATTGGAGTTTTGCCCAAGTATTTTCGCGGCTCTAGAGATGTGTCAAAATTTATGCTCACTTCATTTGCCGCCATTAAATCGCCGCCTGATGCTCCTGTTAACGGAGCTTGGTTAGGAGTGCTGAAATTAGCGAAAACAGGAACATTTGTGTATTTGATGAATTTTGACATTGACCTCTTCTTTTATTATGATAAATTACACCAATGGACAAAATATTAGAAAAATGCGTGGAAATAACCAAGGGCTTGAAGCCAAACAAGCAGAATGGCCGCAGCTTTCACACCACTTTTATTTTTCACAAGAATCGCATCTTGAGCATCGGCTGGAACAACTATAACAAAATGCATCCATATCATAAACTTGGCAAATACATTGGATACAAAACAAATCCCGAAAACTATCAGCCAAGCTTGCATTCAGAGATTAGCGCGATTTTAAAATTGGGCGAAGAAGATTTGAGCAAATACTCTTTTGTGAATGTGAGGATTGACGGCCAAAATAACCTAGCACTGGCAAAACCTTGTCCCAATTGTGAGAGAGTTTTAGGTCAGGTTGGTTTTAAAAAGCTTTTTTACTCTAGCGAAAAAGGGTTTGTTAAACTAGGGGTCTGATTTTTTTTCTCTTTTTAATAGGCTGGGTTTTTGTTTGGGGGCTGGTTTTTACCAGAATAGGGCGGGGGGTATATACAGTATAACAGGCTAAATATATAGAAAACATATAAAAGAGAACAAGAATAGATTAAAGCACGTTGAAACATATTAAAACATTAAAAAACGAATGATAGATTGAAAACAAGCACCCCTGGCCCGCCTGGCAATTATAATAACCATAAAATTCCAGGAAATGGGGGTGGGTAGTCCTCTTAGGGACATTCCTTAACTAACTCTAAGACTAATCCTTATAGCCCCTTAATGGGGGCGGGCGTGTCAAGGGAAAAGAAAAAAATAAATGGTGGAGACTTGGCACGCTAAATACCATAGAGAAAAATAACTGAATAAAAAATAAAATTCGGGCTTGCACACCTGAAAAGATGTGGCAGTATATGGGCATGGAAAACAACATCAAAACCCGCACTGAAACCCGCACTGAAACCCGCTTTGTTTACTTCCTGAATCGTGACCTCACGATTGAAGGCTGCAAGTTTGCCAAGGGTGAGAGCCTCATTAACGGCTGGCATGGTGTGGCAAGGCCAGAATTAAGCCTTGTTCATTGTGG